AAGGCCGTTTGGGACAAGTTGCCCGAAATCTTTTCGGGCGCCGAGGCGGCCGTCAAAGCGGCCATCGATAAAGTGGCCGAGGCAATCAAGAAACCGTTTTTAGACGCTTTTAATGCCATCAAAAAAGTTTGGGACGATCTGGTTAGCGCATTTACAAACTTCAAATTTCCCGAATTCAAAATGCCACGATTGCCGTGGCAAAAACCCGAGGGCGCCCAATATGGTGGCATCTTTACGCGGCCGGCGATCCGCCAGATTGCCGAGGCCGGCACGCCCGAGGCGGTGATTCCATTAAACCGTTCCGCGCGCTCACAGGGGCTATTAGGCACCGCCGCGGCCGCAATAGGCGGCGGGGCCGGCGCCGGCGCGATCGGCGGCGGCCGATCGACCCTCAACTTTGCGCCTAACGTTTCGATTGCCGGCAATGCGACTCGCGAAACCGTGACCGAACTTGACCGATCCTTGCGCAACCTGGCCGACGATTTTCTAGCCAAGTTCACCCAAGCCCAAGAGCAAGAAAGACGTTTGGCCTTTAGTTGAACCCCGCTAAAAAAAATGAAAGCACTATTGATTTTGCTTTGTCTGCTCGGCAAGGCCTTTGCTGCCCCTTATCTAACTTGTGATCCGTACCCGACCAATGCGGATGCAAACCTTAATGTGGTTTCCTTTGTCATTACTGGAGTTGCGACCAATCCGGTGACGATTCAAGCCCAAGTTGGCACGAGCGGCCTGCAATATATGTTTTACGATTTGGCGCCGCTCGGGAACAACACTTACACCGTTACGGCTGCGGCCGTAAACGGTTATGGTCTGGAGAGCCCGCAGAGCGCTCCCCCTTTCACGTTCCAAAAGGGCGTGCCGGCCGCTCCCAATGGAATGAAGATCGTGCCGAGCATTCCCGTCCCGTTACCATAGGAGCATTTAATTTCATGCCGGCGCCGCCAAAGAAAACCCAAACTAAACGAATCGGAAGCTTCTCTTTTGAACAATAGATGAAAACGGTTCGCACCAACTCGGGCGATTTTTGGGATCTGGTCGCGTGCATTGCCTACGGCCAAAAGCCCGGTGACGACCATTTGATGCACGTCGTTTTGGAAGCAAATCTCGCGTATGCAAATTTGAAGCAATTGAGTGCAAATTTGGTTTTGAACATTCCCGAGCCGCCGGCCAGAACTCCGAACCCGCGGATCCCTTGGACATGATTACCCCGGTTCGTTACGCCCGCGTTTCGCTTCTGATCGATGGCCGCGACTATTATCCCGAGCTTGCACCCGATATGTTGTCTTTTTCCTATTCGGACAATCTCGGCCAAGCCGACGACCTGCAAATCGAGTTGCAGGATATCGAACGCCAATGGATCAAAGATTCTTTCCCGGCCAAAGGTTCGGTCACAATCGATGCGGCAATTTTACCGTTGCATTTCCCTTGGCCTGGTGCGGTGCAACGGCTGGATTGCGGCACCTTCCAAATCGATGCGATATCGCATAAGGGGCCGCCAAACACCGTTTCGATTAAAGGCAACTCGATCCCGATCAGTGTTACGGCCAAAGGCGAAAATAAGGTGCGCGCTTGGGAAGGCAAAACGTTGCGCCAAATTGCCGAGGATATCTCGGGCGCCAACGAGCTCGAAATTAATTGGGATACCCAAGAGAACCCGCGGTTCAAACGGATCGATCAGAACGACCAAACCGACCTCGAATTTTTAGATGCGCAATGCAAAGAGGCCGGCTTGATCATTAAGATCAAACGCAACCAGATAAAGATTTTTGCCGAGGCCGAGTACGAACAGCGACCGCCGGCGTTCACCTTGCGGTACGGATCCGACGAAATCTTGGGTTGGAGTTTCGACACTAAGACGGCCGACACGGCCAAAGAATCCGAGGTCGAATTTTTGGATCCGGAAACCGGCAAGCTGACCAAAGCCAAGGCGGTCGACAATGATCCGAAACTCAAGAACGCGCGCAAGATTCGGTCTTACGATAACCCGAAAAGTGATCCGGACCTTTTACCGGATCCGCGGGCGCCTTTCGTTTCGCCTGGCACGCTCGCCGATCCGCCGCCCTTGGCCGATGCGGATTATTACGATAACCGGCCCGATAAGAACGCCGGCAAAGGTGCCGGCCTGCAAGCCAAGGGCACCAAAAAAGCTAAAGCGGCTTTGCGCGAGGCTAACAAACACCGGGACACCGCACAATTTGAGGTGATCGGAAACCCGTTAGCCGAAAGCGGCTTGACGGTCGCGCTCGAGAATTGGGGCGCATTCGATGGCATTTACTTTTTGGAAAAGGTGACCCACAAAACCCCGCCTTACCTAAGCAGTTATTCGTTGCACCGGGAGCTCGCCAGCAAAGGCTATTAAATGAACGAACCTACTATCAAACAGATTGAGGCGATTGGCGCGAGTGAAACCCGCGACCAATTGGCCGCCGCGCTCAAAGAAATTGATCCAATTGTACTCGCCCAAGCTGGAATTGTTTAAATGCAACTTTCCGATCGAGCGCGCCGCGATTCTGATGGCCTGGTTAAAAACTTGAACCGAGTAGGCCGAGTGGTTGAGCGCAAGAAAGACAAGACCGGGGTTTATGTTCGCGTTATTTGTCCGGATCGCCAAAACCTGATCACCAAATGGTTGCCCGTCGCTCAACCTGGCGCCGGCGGGATGCGGACGATTTCATGTTTTCGGATCGGCCAAGAGGTGCTGATTAATCATTTGGGCAACTCGATCGAGGACGGAGTTGTTACGGCCGCGATTTATACGCCAACCAATCCGCCGCCCGATGGGATTACCGTTGATCAAGTTGGGATCCAAATTGACGACGGATCTTTTGTGATTGTGGATCCAGCAACCGGCGACTTGCTAGTTGATTTCAAGGGGCCAGTGAACATTAAGACCATGGGGCCGGCGAACATCGAGGCCGAGGGCCCGGTCACGGTGAAGAGTGCCGCCGATGTTAGGTTGGAATCGGCCGGCGATATTACCTTACGGGCCGGCGGCGAAATCATTTTGGAAACCGGCGGCGGCGGCCCGCGGATCCGGATTATGGCCAACGGCGACATGCTGCAACCGGATGGCGAACACGAGGACCGACTCGGAAAGCACAGCGGCGGCCGCGAACGGAAGGAAGAAGAGGACGACTTATGAATGCCCAGAATTTAATTCGCTTGCTAATTGTAGGCCTAATTTTGGTCGTTATTTATCTGGTTGTCGGCATGTTCATTGGTGGCCAAATCCATTTGGTTATTGGCTTGATTTTGCTGTTAATTTTTTTGCTCTACGTTTTGCGGACATTTGGGATTTTCTGATTTATGGGCACCGTTGGCATATTCGGGAGTTTCCTTTTCGGCAAAGTGCTTGGCCGGTTCCAGACCTTTTATGAAGTGACTCGGAGCGAGGCCGGCCGATACGAGGATCACGGGGTTTGGTTAAACAAACCGCGTACCGAATACGGGGGCCCAGAATTGATCAAACTTGATATAAAGATGTGTTTGGACGCGAATGCCTGCGGGGATCCGCGGCCGATTATTGCGCAACTCCAATTTTATGAGCGCAACGCTCTGGCCGCGACTTTGCTTTTAGCCGGCAAACCTATGGGCCCGCGGGCCAGTTTGTTCGTTTTGCGATCGCTCGACGAAGCCCAAACCCAATGGTTTAAAGACGGGACACCGTTGCGAGTCGAGCTCGATCTTTCCTTTACGGAGTACGAACCGCTTTTAATGAGGGGATAAAATGCCAGATATCAATTTCATCGATCCCAACGGCCAACCCTACCCCTACACGATGGCCGACCTGGCGGTGATTGATTTCGGCGCCGCCGGCGAGCTCGAAATATTGCAAAATGTTTATCGGCTGATGCTGACCCCGAAATTCTCCGTCCCGCTCGAGCGCCTGATGGGCTTTGAATCGAACGTCGTCGACGCACCGATTGACCAGGCGCCCGAACTCTTGGTAGCCGAGATTTTAGAGGTGATCCATTTTTGGGAAAATCGAGTTGAAATTCTCGATGTGAGTTTTACCGGCGATGCCGAAAACGGCCACCTGGTGCCGAGTATCAAGCTCGGGATCCGCAACGTGATCTATGGGACGCGGCGGATTCCTTATTCATCGCAACCGAGCTATTCCTACTGATGAGCAACGGGCCTATATATCAGCCTACCTACCCGCCGAGCCTGGCGCACGTACCCGATGTCGAGTTTGCGTATAAAGACCCGCAGCTCATCAAGGCCGAGGCGATCGCCGACTATGAAGCGGCTTACTTGGCCTTGACTAACATTGCCAAGACCCTCGCGCCGGCCGATCCAATCCGAATGCTGATTTTGACCGTTTGCCAGTTGATCGTTCAATTGCGGGTGTTGATCGATCAGGGGTGCAAAATGAATCTTTTGAAGTATTCGGTCGGGGATTTCCTGACCGAGCTTGCCGCGCTCTACGGGCCGCGCGCCGATCGGGTGCCGGCGCAAGCTGCGGGAACCACGCTCGAGTTTACCTTAACGGCGATCATGGGCGTCGATGTACTGATCCCGGTTAAGGCACAAGCGGCCACAATTAACGAACTGGTCTTTGAGACAACAAATGCGATTTTGATTCCAGCGGGGGAACAAAGCGGCTCTTCACAAGCCTATTGTCTGACCATTGGCCGAGTCGGCAATGGCTACGTCCCGGGCCAGGTTTCGGCCCTGGTCAATTGGAACCAACCGTTCGGCGTCAATGTTCGCAACATTACCGAAACCGACGGTGGCGCCGATGATGAGGCCGACGATCGCTATCGATATCGGACCTGGTTGACCCCGGAAAGCTTTTCGACCTGCGGGCCCGAGGATGCTTATCGCTATTGGGCGTTGCGGGCACACCCGGATATCATTCAATGTGTGGTCTATTCGGCGCCCGCGATTGCCGGCGAGGCGCATCTTTATCCGCTCATGCGCGGCGGCCAAATCCCGCCACCGGAAGTTTTGGCCGATGTGCTTGCCGCTTGCAACCCGCGCGACAAGCGGCCGGTGGCCGATTACGTGAGCGTGTTCACGCCTCAAGAGGTTCTTTATCCGATCGGGTTGGATTGGTGGGCTTTGCGCGAAAACGAAATCGTGATCGCCGAAATTCAGCAAAAGGTTGACCAGGCGATTGACGATTGGATTCTTTGGGAACGCGGCGCGATCGGCGCCGACATTATTCCCGATGAATTGGTGCGCCGCGTGATCCAGGCCGGCGCGAAACGAGTTGCCGGCACCGGTTCGGCGCCCGGGGCTTTCGTGCCGGTGATCCCGGCCTATCAAGATTTGGCCTATAATCAATTGGCCGTAAATGATCCGGACCAAAAAGTCGTGACGTTCCGCGGATTCGAGGATCCCTAAAATGAGCGTGCCAATCAGAGAAAGCCGATTAATTGATGCGTGCCCGCCATCGATTGCGGATGACGTTAATGTCCAGGCGATTTGTGAAGCGCTCGACTGGCAATTTCGGGAACTAATCGATGACATTTCCCAAACGATCATTTTGCCGGCGATCGATCAAATCACCGATCACAAGCTTTTGGATTTGTTAGCCTGGCAATTCCATGTCGATTTCTATGACGCGGCCGCACCCGTGGCACTAAAGCAAATGGTGATTAAAGCGAGCCTAGATTGGCACACCCGCAAAGGCACGGTGCAATTGATCCAAGATGTTTGCGATCAGTTTTTCCCGCCCGGCTCGGCGGTGGTGCAAGAATGGTTTGAATATAAAACCAATCCCGTTCCGCCAAACTATCCGATCGATGATCCTGGCGGCGCCGGCACTTGGCATGATCGCTATCGGTTCCGGATTATTATTGATCAAGACGTAGTTAATCCCGAGGCCGAGCAACGGGTTGCCCAAATTGTCCAAGCTTACAAACCGCTGACGCGATGGTCCGAGGGAATCATCCGAGCGCGCCGAAGTGATCTAGAAATTTGGTGGGGTGCGGCAAGTTTAACCTGGAAATATGTCACGAGCGAGGCGCCGGCGCCGCCTTGGAATTTATGAGCATTAACCGACAAGAATTCACGAACGCCGGCCGCGACATGTTAGGCCGAGCCAATGCCGGCGAAACCCTGGCGATTACCGGGGTTGTCATTGGTAGTGGTCGCGCGAACGCGCCGGCCGACCTTTGGCCGAGGACTGAGCTCTTTAATCATGAAATGAATGTCGTGATTATTCAGCAAGTCGACCAAGGCGACGGAATTTTGTTAGTTGATGCGGCCTTTAATTCGAGCCAGGCGCCAAACGCTTTTGAGCTGTGCGAGCTCGGGGTAATGGCGCACATCGGCACCGAGGCCGACCGGCTCTATTCGGTGGCGAACGTTTTGGCGACCGGCGCGGATAACGTCGACCCGGCGGTTGAATCCATTCACGCTTTTAAAATTAAAGTGGTGATCGATCGGGCGCCAAACGTCACGGTCGTTATTGGCACCAGCGGCGATATTTTAGTTGAGAATATCGGCGCCGAAACCGTCGGGCCAGGTTGGTTTAAAGAAAAGATCGGAAACACGCTCAGATTTAAACGGCCCGTCGCCGGTTATGGTATTGAATTAACCGAAAATCCGCTTGATCCGTTCACCGTAACTATTGCGCAAAAAGTTTTGACAACAGATCTTGATCTTTATGTGCCTTTGACACACCCATCCGGAACGCCTGTAACGCGCTTTAGTTCGATTCAAGATGCCCTCGATTATCTGAGACCGATTAATATTCCCCCGGAGCGAACCGCACGAATCAATGTGGATACTTTTATTCAACCGATAACTTCTCCGATTCGGATAGAGCATCCGCAAAGCGATCGAATTGAAGTCCTAGGTACGCAGGGACCGGAAACCGCTATTACCTTTGTCGCCTTTCCAGGCGGATCAGCAGGTGCTTATACGTTAAATATTAACGTGATTGACTCGACACCTTTTGCGGTCGGTGATTATGTGATTATTTTTGGTCATTCTGGAAACGTCGCCCTATTAAATGGTTTTTATCGCATCACCTTGGTAGGCTCGGGATTTGTGCAGATTTTATTTCCCTATTATCGTCCAGGGTTAGCTGAGATAGGGGCGGTGACTGCTTTCATGAGGAAGATGAGCAGCCTAATTAGAGTCGATGTCGATGCTGTCAATGCCGTAGAGATTTACGGTAATGGCTTGAAATTATTCCGTCACTTTGGATTGGTCGGGCGCGGTGCGAATTCCGGCGATGGACTTGCCGTCCATAGGAATGCTAATCTCGAATGGATTGGATCAACTGGATTCAAAACTGCTCAAGGAAGGGGTCTCCTATTTACTGGTGGTTCCTCAAGCATCGATAGTTGTTATGTAACTGATAATCAAACCGGAATCTATATTTCTGGTGTTGGCACCGTATTGGCTGGAAATAATTGTTTTATCAATCATAACACTGCCTTTAATTGGCGAAATGAAAGCGCTTATGTAATATTGTCAGCATGCCGCGGCCATGCCTGTCATGCTGGTTCTGGGTTGGCTTGTAATAATCAAGGTTGGACACAAATGGGCAACTGTTATTTTGGCGATAATGCTACCGATGGAGTGTCTGTAAGCATGAATAGCAATGTAGTAGTGGCGGCTAACAGTCTTTTGTACGCGAGAGCCAATTTTAGTCTAATCGATATTAGGCTAACGCTTTTGAGTGGGCTTAATGTTAGTGGGATAATTGATTTTGGCACAACGAATCAACCATTTCCTATGCGATTGTCAGATGACGGTTGCTATTTTAACCGGACCGGCCCTGCTGAAGGAGAACAATTGCCTGAAATTGGGCAACAACCGATTTTAGAAAAAAATGACGGTAGAAACTGATCTACCAACTTCGCGGGCTTAAAGGAAAATCATGCAAGCTAACCGCCAAAACACCCGTCAACTGGCCGCCGGCGCTTCCGAAATCATGGAATGGTTTACGCAAGGGGCTGAGTGGTCGATTCTCAATTACGGGCCGGGGACGCTCTGGTTTAGCTACACGCCCGGCGTTGACGCGGCGCCCGGCGAAGTGCAAGCAACCAAGCTCGAGGCCGGCTATTCATTCACTGATAGCGCAAGCGCGCCGCGGGCTTTGCAACTTTCTTTGCACGCCGAGGCCGGCAACGTGACCTATTGCTTGAATACGAACCAACGCTACGGTGCCGGCACCTTGCCGCCAGGCGCCGGGATTCCAGAGGCGCCCGAGGATGGCGAGCTCTATGGCCGGCGCAACGCGGCTTGGGATGCGGTCTCGCCTGGCGTGCCCGAGGCACCGCTTAATCCGACGACGCACGGCCGCCGCGGCGGTGATGGCGCCTGGATCCCGGTTTTAAATAAAGACGGCGACACCGTGACCGGTAATTTAGTGATTGACGACGGCAATTTAAATATTGATGGCGGTCGGCTCGAAATAGTCCGGCCGGTTGGAACACCGACACAATGGAATTTGCAAAACCTCATCCTGGCGCACGCTGCAAAAAACTATAATCAAACTCTCGTCCCGGGCGCGATCGCGATCGTGTTCATGAATAATAACGAGGTGCAAAACGGCGGGTTTCGGATTGGCAAACTCGTTTTAAACGCGTTTGCGGATGAGTTTATTTTTCAAACCGGCGCCGGTGCGACCACGATCGACGCTCATGCCCGGCATATTATATTGGATGGCGGCGATCCGACCGAAACCAACCACGCGGCCCGCAAAGCTTACGTTGACGCTCTAGCGGCGCCTGGTGCTATTCAAACGATAAACGTCATCGGTACCGGATGGTTGGGCACGCCACAATTGCGGTACCGGCATTTGAACGGTGGCGGGCAAGTGCAAATTGTCGGGCAAATACAACGGGCCGGGATTGCGGATTATTTGCCGCCTGGTGTGCCGCCGACAACCCTTTGCCAATTGCCGCCCGCGTATCGTCCAACAGGTATTGGTCAACAAATTCAAATTTGTGCTTGTGCCGCCGGCACGCCCGCGGATGCAACTTTAAACCAAGTAATCGAATACGGCTTTTTGCAATTGGGGACTAACGGCGACCTTAGCTTTTTCGGCCACGCACCGCGCGATTTGGCCGCGGTGCCCGAGCTGCAAGGAACGGCTTCCATTTATGTTTCGAATATTTTCAGTTTGACCATGACTTAAAAGCAATGCAGGCGAGCCGACAGAACACCCGGCAACTAGCCGCCTTAGAAAGTGAAAACCTTGAGTGGTACACGCGCGGTGCTCAATGGTCGATTGTCAATTACGGGCCCGGCACCCTCTGGTTTAACTATTCGGGCGGGCACGCTTCGCCTGGCGCGCACGATTCGACCAAACTTGAACGCGGCTTTTCCTTTACCGATAGCGAGAGCGCGCCGCGTTCTATGGAAATTTCGCTCGTGGCCGAGGGGCCGCTTACCTACGTTTTAGATACTAACCAACGGATCGGTGCGGCCGGGATCGGTGAGGCACCGCTTGATGGTCAGGCTTACGGCCGGCGCAATGGTGCTTGGGAACGGGCCGCGGGGCCAGGGCAAGCGTTCCCGGGGGTTGGTTGGTTTGCGATGGCCGCCGCTTATCGGACATTACATTTTGGCGATCAATTGGAGGTGATCGGCACCTTTCAACGGCTTACCGGAAGCGAGATTACGCCAGGAACTTGGGTTTTAGTCGGCACGTTGCCCGTTGGTGTTCGACCGGCGTTAGCGCTCCAATACCGAATTGCGGTCGGGGCGCCCGCGGCGGCAAATCAATTTTGGAATGTAGCTTTAAGGTTGCGAAGCACTGGCGAATTAGAGGTGCTCGTTCCACAACCAACGCGCGATATATATCTGAATGAGATTTTCGATTTAACCATTTCGTTTTAAGAATGCCATTTTCTTGCAAACTCACAGAATTTGGGCCTGGGGCCGGTTTCGGCTTCCATGCGCCGGCGAGCTCGAGGATTACGACCGAGGAAAAGACCGCGAAGGAAACCGAAATCAAAACGCACGAGGGCACCCAAGAGATACCGGATTGGTTACTATGAAAACGACAAAGGGCGGTTTTGTTGGATTTGTGCAAACCGAACCGGCGGCGGGCTTGGACGCGGCCCGGCTCGAAAACCTGGCCGCGGCCGTGAGTCTACTTGTAAAACAAATGCGTGAGCTCGAAAAACAAATGGCCGAGCTGCGGGCTCGGCAAACCAGAGATAAAAACCTATGGACGCGGCTCAAGGAAAGCGTAACGGCTTCGGAAGAATCCTAAGCGTATTGCTTACGGGCGAAAACGGCCAAAAGCTATTGATGGCCTTAGTGGTGCTGGCCGGCGGCGGCAACTTTATCCAAGGGCACCAAGCCGAGGAAGAAAACCGGGCGGATTTTAACCGGGCAATTAATGAAATTCACGCGATCAGTGATGGCTACCAAGCGGCTTTAGAAACGCAAAAAACATTAGATGCCCAAATCAAGATAGCTTTAGCGAATCAAGTAATCATGCTCAACTCAATCAAACGATTGGAAGAGCAACAAACACAGAAAAACCCCTAGCAAATGGAAATCAAAGGAACCGTTGAGACAGTTGACCAATTGCCCGAAGAGGCTCAAATAGGCGATGTTTATGCCGTCCGCAGTGAAGGCTTTTACTACATTTACCAAGCCAAATGGGTGCTAGTGCGTAAATTAATTGATCAAGGCGGGGAGGTGGCGCCGCCGATTAGTTTGCCCGACGGGCACACCGATCAGGACGTTGAAATTTTGCCGCCGATCAATTTGCCCGATCCCGAAAGCCCGACTTATCCGATGGAACCGCCGAGCGCCGGCGTGCCGACACAACCATTGCCAGGCGAGCCCGAGGCGCCGGCGCAACCGCTACCCGATGAACCGATCACCGATGAGCAAAAGCGCAAACTTGGCCTCGGCCATCTTATCCGGCGCCGTCGGCAGCGGCGCAAGAGCAAGCCTAACATCCTGGTCATTATGTCCGATGACGTGGGCATTTCGAATGTGAGCGCTTATACGCACGGGATTCAAGGCTTTCGCACCGCTAACATCGATCGGATCGCGGCCGAAGGCGCCATCTTCACCGACGCTTACGGGCAGAATAGTTGCACCGCCGGCCGCTCGGCGTTCATTCTAGGGCAATGTCCGTTTCGGACTGGTTTGACTGCGGTGGGGATGCCCGGGAGTGAACATGGAATTCCGGATTGGACACCAACGCTCGCCGATCTTTTGAAAGAGGAAGGCTATCGCACCGGGCAATTCGGCAAGAATCATTTGGGCGATTGGAATAAGCATTTACCGACCGTGCACGGTTTCGATGAATTCTATGGGAACTTGTATCACTTGAACACGAGCGAGGAACCCGAGGGCGAATTTTATCCCAAAGATCCCGCCTTTCTCGCATCTTACGGCCCGCGCGGGGTGTTGGATTGCCAGGCGACGGATCGGCCGCCGCCAGACATTCGCGAGGATCCGCGATTCGGCCCGCAAGGCAATCAGCGAATTAAAGATACCGGGCCGCTAACCCGAGCTCGCATGCCCGATTATGACGATAAAGAGATTGCGCCGCGGGCCGAGAGTTTCATTAAAGAGGCCGCGCGCGCCAAAGAGCCGTTCTTTTGTTGGGTTTGCCCAAGCCGATGCCATGTCTGGACCCGGCTGAAAAAAGAGAGTGAAGGAGTCACCGGGATCGGGCTCTTTGGTGATGCGATCTTAGAGCATGACAAGTTTGTCGGCCGGTTGCTTGAGTTATTGGACAAACTTAAAATTGCCGATGACACGATTGTCATTTGGACAACCGACAACGGGGCCGAGCACGCGAGTTGGCCCGATGGCGGCAATACACCGTTTCACGGCGAGAAAGGGACGACATTCGAGGGCGGTTTCCGCGTGCCGTTCGTGATGCGTTGGCCTGACGTGATCGAGCCCGGCACTTGGGAAAACGCTATTTTCTCTTTTGAGGATATCGTTCCAACATTGGTGGCGGCCGCCGGCAATCCCAATGTCGTCGCCGACCTCAAGGCGGGCCGCAAATCGCGCCGGCTACGCGATAAAACCTGGAAAGTGCATTTAGACGGGTTCGACTTTATGCCCTATTTCTTGGGCGAAGTTGACCGAGCGCCGCGGGAATATTTCCTGTATTTCGGCCAAAGCGGCCAACTGAACGCCGTGCGCTGGAACGATTGGAAAGTGTCTTTCGCGCATATGGTTGGGAACATTTTCGACGCACTGCGCGAAGTGCCCGCAAATCCGACAATCAACCATTTGCGGAGTGATCCCTATGAGGTGATGCACTTGGAAGCCGGGCAATACATGAAGTTTTACGGCGATCAACTTTGGCTCTTTGTGCCGGTGGGCAATTCAATTGCCGAATTTGTCCAATCGCTCGCCGATTGGCCGAAGCAATTGGGGCCATTGGCCGGGCCGGCGGATCTGAATTATGCGACGTCGGGGTTAGCAAATCTGGTGCTTGAATTTAAAGAACCGCGCCGGCTCTTTCACAATTTTCGCGATTAAACAAATCGTCTTTGCCGGGTTGCTGATTCACTTCGTTATTTGGATGATCCTTTTAGCGATTCGGTTGGTGGATCTTGATTGATCCGCCTTTCGCATTCCGCGCCAACTCTAGCGAAAGCATTGGGCAATGAGCGATAGCGTTGCACCAATGCTTTGCTTGGCATTTCATGCACGCACCAGATTTTTTCGATCTCATCAAAGGCGATGCAATAGCCGCTTTGATTAGTCCCTTTAATTCCGAATATTGGTTTACTCATACCAGGCGGGCGACACTGGTTCCGTGCATAACAACAGGCGAATCGGCCAACATCCAATTGTCTCGGGCAAGCTGCTCTAAATATGAATTCGCGCGGTAAACCGTGTTGTTTAAAAGCCGGTTGGAATGGCCTTTTAGCCAATCGCGGCGCGCTCTTAAATAATCTTGAATCCAGATTTTTTCCTTGCCGCCGGCGACTGGCCGCGGTTCGCGGAAACTGTTCAAGAGCTTGGGCAACATTGAGCCCGAATGTAAAAAGCTATCGGCAATCACCAGGAAAGACAACGGCAACTCGAATCCGTTAGCACCCGCCCAAGCGAACGCCGGCGCCATGTAGAGCTCTTCAAAGCATTCAATTTGGGCTTGGCGCATCACCGGCTCTTTGCCGGCGCTTTTGAGTAAATCGATCAACTTTGCATCGTTGGCTTTGGAAGGCTGGTTTTTTGAGCCCAAGCTCGGCAAATAGGTGGCGAACGCGCCGGCGAGCGCGCCGCCTTTGAGGATGTAGCGCTCGAGCACTTTTTTCAGATTCCCGCCGCCTTCCGTGAACCCGATTGAAAGGGTGATTTGTTTGCGGGCCGGGCTGAAACGGTTGTCGTCAGCGTAGATGTAGATCGCGCTCGGATCCCATTCCGCCTTGCCCGTTTCGGCAACCGAAAGAATCCGGCGAATAAAGCCAATCGTTTGCGAATCAAAGGGAGTGCTCATCTCTGATTTAGTCATTAACCAAAAGCGGCGTTTATCTGTTCATCTTTCGGAGTCAAATGCCCATAGTGTTTTTCGACGACTTGAACGCCATCACCAAGCCATTTTGATATCTTATAAATTGAGGTGCCGGCGCTTGCATGAAGGCTCGCAAAGGTTCGCCGGCAATCGTGAAAGGTGATCAGAACCCCTTTGCTGTGCACGTAGTGCTCAAACCGTTTTCGGAAGGTATATCGATACCTTTTGCCTTTCTTTTTATGGCAACCAATCATGTAGGGTACCCGTAAACCATAGACTCGAAGGAAAGCGGCAAAATCATCCGTCAGAGGGATTGTGCGATCTTCATCATCTTTGGTGAACCATTCTTGCGATCTGGTGACGTGCAACAGGCCTTCGGTTAAATCAAACCATTCCGGCCGGCTCATGACAACTTCATTGAAGCGCAAGCCCGCATGGAAGCCGGCGAACAAACAATATTTGAGTTCCGGATCTTGGCATTCGTCCAAGAGCATTTTGACTGTCTTTTTAGAAACAAAGACTTTCCGGAATGGCTTATGAAAGCGCGGCATCTTGACCTCGGTGGCCGGGTTGTCGTTGCGGAGATGTTGATCAATACACCAGTTTAGAAAAACGCGGACCCAAGTCAGATATTTAGCGGCCGTCGATACTTTTACCAGTTGGCACTTGTGATCAAACCAGATTTGCAATTTGGCCGTTGTAATCTCCGAAACGGTGTTTATCCGGCTTTCCTTTAACCAAGCCAAGAGAACTAGACTCGTGTCCCGATGAAAATTTGCTGAGATTCGCGGGTGGCGATATTCCAAAAAATTGGTGAGGTCAGATTGGGCTGGAAAAGATTCGATGCGCCGCACCGAATCAAGAATACCTAAAGCCAATGTGACGGCTTCGAATTCGTTGATTGTTTTGAGGCTGACAAATTTGCGAACTCCATTTTTCCGGTAAACAAACCAGAAAACTCGACCGCGCCGGTAAATACCGTTCATCACTAGAGATGGATGGGTGAAAAACTGTAACAGGGAGGGGCTGTGACAGTTTGGGATCGTCGTTTATTGTGGCGTTTTCCCTTGTCGCGACGCAATACAAAAGCCATACAAGCCGGTCAAATCGGCCAAAAATTTCAAAGTCAAGCGATATTTCGCCAAAAATCATTCAGAATGCACGAGAGTTTTGGCCAAAATTATTTCAAAATGCACGAGCACAGTTTTCACACGCAAGAAGTCGCAGGTTCGAACCCTGCATCGCGCAAGGATTTACGCGGCGACTGTAACAAGCAGAATGTAACAAACGCTCTTTCCACCTTAGTTTTCGGGATTGTCATCGGGGCTCTTTTTGTTGCCTCGATGTCTTTTCCTCTCTTCTTCGCGACGCTTCCAAATCTCCTTGAGCTCCTTGCGGAGCCAATTTGATATCGTCCGACCTTCGAGCTCAGCTTCCTTTTTGACAAAAAGGATAAGGCCTTGATCGGTGAGGAACGTGGCGATCGTCATTCCGGTTTGTTTTGGCATAAAGCCGTTTGCAATCATAAGAAAAATTTTCGCGTTTAAATTGTAGAATAAAATTCGGGAACTTCAATAGAAAATTCCGATTTATTTGAGACATTTAAATCGCGAATGTTTTTAAAGAAAATCGCTTGTTTTTAAACTTTGCAAGGTTGAAGATGCTCGGCAGATGAGCACGTTACCCCTTCCTCATTTCGTGAGGCTGTCGGATCTCGCGCAAGCAAGCGGAGTGCATGTCGGCAGTCTCGAACGATACGTTTACAAAAACATTCTCAACCCGGACGGCATGATTGAGCACGGCCGATCCGAGCAACCAATTTTCCTAAAGAACCGGCTCAAAGAACATATGGAGATTATTCGGCATCATCGGGAATCTCTCGCCAAAGAATCAGCTTAAATCAGGGCCGAAAGGAAATGACCGCCATCCCCCCAAAGGCGCCGCGATCTATCTCAGTTGATTTTCGCGGTGTGGCGGCCGCCGAAATCGAGCTGACCGCCGCGCAACAAGAATTATTGCGCGAAGTGGTGGCCGAATTTCGGCGCGGGCCCCAAGGGCCGGCGGCCTCAACCTTTATTCTTGGCGAGGTCTTTATGCATTACGGCTCGAGCCCGAGCGGCAAACCCTGGCCGCGCTTGCGCTTTTATTGTGCGCCGCGGGCGCTCGGGATCCTGATCAATCGAACCATTCGACGCTTTTTCGAACGGCAAAAAGATGAACCCGCATAGTTGCTTATCATTGGCGATTTTTTGTTGGCTGGTCGGCATTTGGTTAATGCTGTGCTTTCTCAGATTCACCAAATGACTAGTCTCCCAGAACGAATCGTTTCGAAAATTGCCGATCCCGCCGAACGCACGCGCCTGGGCGGGACCGCGGCCGAGGCCGGCGCGCGGGGAGCTCGCCGCCAAGAGCTCAAGGAACAAGCGATTTTTGACGCTTTGCTGCGCTTCAAAAAAGAGCAAGGCATTTTGACCTTTGAACATTCGCCACACCATCGGCGCACGACGAATAAAATTGGCTTGACGGATTTCAGAATCCGCGCCGGTGGCCGTTGCCTTTGCTTGGAATTCAAGGCGCCTGGCGGCGGGCTAACTTCAGAGCAAAAAGAAAACTTGCAGGCCGAATGGGCGGCCGGCAATCCGGCCGGCGTGGTGTGGGATGCGGCCGAGGGCCACCGGATTCTAACCCTATGGCTTAATCAGGAAACGCTACCTGAAAAATTTCACCAATGAAACTAACCAAAATGAGCAAACCAACCCCAGAAAAGTTAATTGAGCAACTAACCGAAAATACCCGGACGTTGCTCCAAGATCATTGGAGCAAAGCGGCCGCGGTTTTTGCTAATACCACGGTCAAAATTACAATGACCCATTCAGTGGATTTTGAGCCGGCCGATTGTATTACCAAAAGCGCGATCGCCTTTGGTGCGCGCGTTAAAGATTCGGTCGAGGTGACGATACCCGATGGCGATTCAATGTTGCCGATGGGGCCGATCGCGCAACGACCGAAACGCGGCCGCAAACCCAAGGAAGTATGAACCCGCAAGACCTTTTGAATTTTATGCTTTTGGGTGCGGCCATTCTGTTTCTCTTGGCCGCCGCGGCTACGGTTTATGCGCTCGCCTTAGCATTTAGCCTGTACACCCATTGGGCGCGCCACCAACGGCCGCCAGAAGTGGCCCGCGACCATGATGGCCGGCCGATTAAAGAAAGAATTTGAAAAATGGAAACTCTAACTAACCAACCTAAACTTGACGGACTCTTAGGCACCGTGACGACCGGCAAAATTCGGCGGATGATTTACATGTTGCTTTACGGCATCGACGGAGTAGGCAAGACCGATTTTGCCTCGAAAGCCAATAATCCAATCTATATCGGAACCGAAACCGGCACCCTTCAAAAAGATGTTGCCCGGTTCCCGCGGCCGGAAACCCTCAATGAAGTATTGGCCCAACTCGACACCCTTTTAGCCGAAAAGCACGATTATCATACCGTAGTGATTGACTCGATTGATTGGCTTGAGCCCTTAGTCTGGCGTCAAGCTTGTGCGGAGGTCTCGGTTACTTCGATTGAGGAATACATGGGCGGGTTTGGTAAAGGCTATATTCGGGCCGCGGAAATTTGGCGCACCTATTTGATTCCGCGCTTTGATGCGATCGCCGACCGGTTCCATATGATTTTAATCGGCCATGCTTTGGTCAAGACCTTTCAAGATCCCAACCAGGCGAGCGGTTACGATCGTTATCAGCTTAAAATGCAAGAGAAAACCGCTGGCTTGATTCGAGAAGCGGTTGACGCGGTGTTGTTCGCCACCTTCAAAATTGATCTGATCCGGGCCAAACAACCCAAGCAAAACCGGGCCCTGGCGGATGGTACGCGGGTGATGTACACCGAACAGCGACCGGCCTTTGATGCGAAAAACCGGTTCAACCTACCCTTTGAAATGCCTCTGGATTTTCCAACCCTCCGGCAAGCCATTTTAGGCTTTTACGATTCAACCGACAAAACCCTAACTACCTAACTTTTTATGGACGAAGGCTATACTTACCAAGATCCGGTTAAACCGATATTCGGGCCGATTCCGGCCGGCGATTATGATTTTGTGGTCACGAGCATCAACCCGATCTATCGGAGCAAACCGAATAATAACCTGGTTTTGCCCGTAGTGTTGGCGGTGGGGCCCGACAAAACCCCGGTTTACGATAATCCGAGCGCGGGCGTCGGCAAAAATGGGCCATATGACAATATTGCCGGATTCCTGAAAGCGATCGGCAAAAATCCCAAGCCCGGTGAACGGCCGAACCTACACGCGACTAACCTGGTCGGGGCCCGCGGCGCGGTACGGATCAAAATCGAGATTGCCAAAGAGGGCAAACTGGCCGGCCAAGAAGTTAACAAAGTGCACTATTACCTTTGGGAAGATGATCGAAAAGCCGGCGATCAGGAACCGCCGGATGTACCGCGATCGCGACCGGGCGACGGCAAAGCGATCATTCCGCCGCCGCCGGCGGCCAAAGGCGAACCGCGTGACATTCCTTTCAAAACAAATATTTACGGTGATGCAAAGTTATGGCGCAACCGAGCTCGAGTGATTCTGTGAAACACCCGCAATACGTGTTCGACATCGAAACGGTGGCGCTTTCCGAAGAGGACGTTCTGGCTTTGATGCCGGAATTTAATCCCGATGAAATAAAGATCGGGAATCGCAAGCCCGAGAATGCCGAGGCCTATATTGAGCAAAAGCGGCTCGAGCATAAGGCCCGTTTCATGGAACGGGCCGCGCTTTCCGCATTGACCGGTCGGGTGATGGCACTCGGAATTTATAATCCGAATAGCGAGGACAAGCTGATCATCGTCGATGATGAACCGAAATTGATCGAGACATTTTTCCAATGGTTCGCAACCGGGCTCGGCGAGCTCACCCAATGGATCGGATTTCGAATTGCCGATTTCGATGTGCCGTTCATTATGCGCCGAGCCTGGGCCCTAAATATTCCGGTACCGGCGCGGGCCCTAGTCAAAGGCCGGTACCTCACCAGTTGGTTTGTCGACCTGGCCGAGCTCTGGCGAGCCTCGAGCCGGGATCCGGAAATGATTAGCCTTGATCGGTTAGCCAGGTTTTTGGGCGTCGGCTCAAAAGCCAATACCGGGGCCGCTTTTGCCGCGCTGCTTTACGAAAACCAAGAGGCGGCCATTGAATACCTTTCGAACGACCTGGTGCTAACCTGGAAGATTGCCGAACGCCTGGGCGTGATCCGGCCGGCCGAGGCCGAGGTGGCCAATGGCCCAGATTTGACCGAGCCGGCCGGTGTCGGCCGCGGCGATGGTACTGAAGAAGAGGCCGAGCTCGAGCCGGCGGCCACCTTTTGGTGACCCGTCATTGAACGGCGTTTTTATGCTGACCGACCAGGAAAAAAAGATTCTGGCGCTCGCCTTGGACCCGGCCGCGGCCTCGGGCGAAATTCACAATTGCGCCGTCAAGCTGATTGCCGCCTGGCGCAAACGCAAACTGGTCATTGAAGATTTCGAACTCAACGGCGCCCAGGCGGCCAAGCCTGACACCGGAATAGATTACGGCGCCTGGATTCTCCCGTTTGGCAAATACAAAGGCCAAGCAATTGAGGATTGCCCGCGGTCTTACCTCTCCTGGCTCTTGGGTTGGATGTGCGAGACACCCGAGAAACGCAAGAAATTCGCTGATTTGATCGAAGCGATTGAACACTTTTTAAACCAATGACGCCCGACGAACTCAATCACGTTTATTCGATTCGCGATCTCTGGCACAAATTAGGTTTGGCCGGCGATCCGCCGCGGCCGGGCGGAAAGGTCTGTTCGCCTTTACGCGACGATAAACACCCGTCTTTCTCGATTTTCGATGGCGGGTTTAAGGCCCGCGATTTTTCGCTTGGGATCTCCTATTCGGCCATCGATTTCTTTGGCGCCGTGCGCGGCATTCCGACCGATCGCCAAGTGGCCGAGTACGCGGCTTGGCTCGGTCAAAACGGCGCCTTGGCCCAAGCCAATAACTTTACGCCAGGCCCAACCATTGAAGAGCTCGGGCTTTTCAGGCCGCCAAGCGATCAAGATTGCCGCGCGATCGCCCAAGCCCGGGGGATCGATCCCGGCGCGATCTATTTGGCCGGCCTTTGGGGCACAATAAAGACCGGGCCGGTCTTCGGTTTTGTTTCTTGGGTTTTGACCGACGACAAAAAAGCGGTGGCCGAGGCGCGCCGGCTGGATAATCAGAAATATCCGGCCTTTGGCTCTCTAGGCGAACGCAAAAGCCACACCTTCAAAGGTTCCAAAAAGAATTGGCCGGTCGGCCTTGGCGTACCGCAGCTTGGGGCCGTTGAGCGGATCCTGATCGTGGAAGGCGGGCCCGATTATCTGGCCGGCGTCGATTTGATGGTCAATTACGCAAGCTCGGACGCGATCGTGTGCGCGATGCTCGGCGGCGAATCGCTCATTCGGGATAATGCCTTGGTGCGCCTGCAATCTAAAATTGTCCGGATCATCTGCCATAACGATAAAGCCGGCGATGGTGCCTCGGGTCGTTGGTGGAACCAACTCAAAAATGCCGGTTGCCAGGATGTTGAAAGATTCTATCTCGAGGCGCCTTACACCGATCTCAACGATTTCATGGCGAAAGCCACCGAAACAGCAAAAACCCAAACCGCAGCCGAAATCTATGCCCTTCAAAACCCATGAAGAGAACGCGGCCTTTGCCGCTCGTAATGGCGCCACCAATGGCGCGAACGGAAGCAACGATGATGAGGATTTCCCTTGGCTCAAATTCGAATCGGTCGACGATTTACCGGCTAAAGAGCCCGAAAAAATTATCAATGGCCTTTTGCATGTGGGCGAAAAACTGGCGATCACCGCCGGCAGCAAAAGTTTCAAAACGTGGGGTCTGCTTTACCTGGCCTATTGCATTTCGAACGGGTTCCCATTCCTCGGTTTCGACACTATCAAATCGAAGGTGATGATTTTTGATCTCGAGATTTCGCGTTACGGGATCCGGCGCCGGCTCGAGCGGATCCGGGGCGCCATTGGCCAAGGCACCTTTGAGAATATCGTGATCTGTTCATTGCGCGGTAAGGCCCGCAAATTTTGCGCCAATTTCCAAAAGATCCAACCCCTTATTCGGTTGGAAGATATCAAGGTGGTGATTATTGACCCGGTTTACAAATTTCTCTTGGGCCGCAACGAGGCCGACAACGCACTGGTCGCCGATATGCTCGAGGGCCTGACTGTCTTTTGTGAGGAAACCAACGTCGCAATGATCTGGACCCATCACCATTCCAAGGGTAACCAGGCGGCCAAAGATGCCCTTGATCGATCGAGCGGGGCCGGTAGTTGGGCCCGCGATCCGGACGCTTTGCTTGATCTGGTCGATCACAAAGATTCCACCAAAACCGAACGAGTTTTTACCGTCGAGATCACCGTGCGCGAGTTTCCCCCGGTTAATAATTTTGTGGCTCGCCTAAAATTCCCTTTGCTGGTCCGTGACGGTCAAGGGCTCGATCCTGACGATCTGAAACGACCGGGCGGCCGACCACCAAAATTCAAAGTCCAAGATTTGGTTAATCAACTCGGAGACGATGAGCTGACCACCGCCGAATTCAAAAAGCGGGTGATTGACGAAACCGGGATGAGCCCAACAACCTTTTACGATCTCAAAAGAGAGGCCGAAAAAGCCGGCCTCATTTCTCAGAACAAAATCTCCGGTAAATGGGAATGCATTAGGCCGGCGTATAGAGCCTAGTTTTTTCTCTTCCTAGTACGAAAACCGGTAAGTCTTATTACCGGGTTTTCGGACAAAAAAAGTAGGCATCTTTACGCTAATCCGAAAACCTAGTTATCGGATATCCGTTCAATCCGTTCAAAACCAGCAAAAATCGCACAAAAACAAATATTATGAGTGACAGAATAATACACCATGTTCATCACGCTGATCCGAATCCAGCGACCAAGAAGACTGAGGGCAAAATCGAACGTAAAACCGAAATCGTTCATAAAAAATCAAGTCGCGGATCACCGATCAGTGTTTACCAAATTTCAGGTCTTGCCCTGGAACTTTCGCGCCAAGCTGATGGCACCATTGGCCCAACATTCGAAGCTAACCTACTCCGTGCCTTCGAATGTTTAACCGAATACGATCAAAAATTGGCCGATTTTCAGTCTGAGCAACAACCTTTGCCACCAGGAAATAACGGATGAACACACCGCATTTTGCCATTTTACTCGATCGATCCGAATCGATGGATATCCTGGCCGGCGAAACGATCGCCGGCTTCAACGGCTTTCTGGCCCATCAGAAAGTAGCCAACCCAAAGGCGGCAATCTCCCAAACCCAATTCGATCACCGTTATGAGTCGGTCTATGTCGCCCAACCATTCGCCGAGGCGCCTTACCTTTCAAAGGCCACCTATCGGCCGCGCGGAATGACTGCGCTCTGGGATGCCATCGGCCGAACCATCACCGATCTGGCCGATTCACTCAAAAAAAGCGGCAATGCCGATCCAAAGGTGTTGGTCTGTATTCTGACCGATGGCTTCGAGAATTCATCGACCGAATACACCCTCGAACGCTTAAAAACGCTGATTGAACACATGAGCAAGGCGCACGGATGGCTTTTTATGCTCCTAGGAGCCAACCAGAACGCTCAAAAGACCGGGCAGGGTCTCGGAATACTGCCCAAGTATTGCGTCTCAACCAAGGCGACCACAGAGGGCACCGCGGCCGCCTTTTCGGTGGTCAACGAGGCCTTTAGCGAGTTTTCGCGTTCCGGCTCATTGCAAGCTCTTGCATTGCAGGATAGCTACTCAATCACCCTGTCCAAGCACCAAAAACCGAGCAAAAAGCGATGAACACCCATTTGATCGATTGCCCATGGTGCCAGAACCCGGAATTCGATCGCCGAATCGCCTTTGAAGATCGAACCGATCAATGGGGTGAGCCTTACCGCACGTTTTTTGGTGAATGCGAGTGCGGCGCCCATGGTCCTAGTGCGACGACGGTCGAGGAAGCAACGATTGCTTACAACTCTTGGAAACGAATATGAACCGGGAATCAATCGCTTTTTATTCAACCAGCATTTCAGCGGAAAAAACTGTGTCCGAAATCATGACGCTCCTAGCGCGCGCGGGCGCGATCGCCATCTTATCCGAATATGGGGCACCGAACCAACCTGGCGAACCTGGTAAACTGGTCGCGATTTCGTTCCGGATAAAAACCGAGTTTGGAGTTTTGACCTTTCGATTGCCGGCCAACGTCGACGGGGTTTATGCCGTTTTATCGCGTTCAACCAGCATTCCGCGAGCATTGCGCACTTCGCGAGCCCAAGCTTATCGAGTCGCTTGGCGCATTATTCTCCATTGGCTTGACGCGCAACTGGCGATGATCGCGGCCGGCCTGGTCGATATCCAAGAGGTTTTTTTGCCTTACGCCCAAGACATTGCCGGCGTCACGGTTTACGATCATTTCAAAGGCCGGCGGTTTGAATCTTATCTCCTTCCCGACAAAACATGAGCGATCCGGCAAAGTACGCGGCCGACCTGGTCAAAACCGTTTTTTATCCTGTTTGTGATGGGGTGCCTTGTTTCGAGATTCAAGGCCGAGAAGTGCCTTATTGGCTCAAATGTTTCGGGGTTTGGGATCAATACGCCGACCGAATTGCCGTGCTCAAGGCCGAGGGCCTGGCCGCGGTCTTGAGCGGCCCGGCTGTAGTCGATGGCCAAACCGCTTTTTATTTCGTTAAATTGTACGGGACCGATGCGCAAAAGATCATGGCCCGTGGATTGATCGGTTTCCCATTTGAGGGCCATCTTGGTTGCGGCCACTTTTATTTGCAAAAACTCGTCGATGAAATTGCCGCCGAGTGCGAACGCCTGGGCATGAATTTATTGGTGAACGATTCGAAATGAAATTGTATGGCTGATCAATATTCAACCGCGGAGCTCGCCGAATGCTTGCGCCGCGAAGTCGCCCGCCGCCGGCGGGAATATCCGAAGATGGTTGCCCGGGCGATCATCGATAAACGTGAGGCCGAAAAGGAAATTGCCATGATGCAACAAATTTTTGAGGTCTTTCAGGCCTGGACCCATCACCCAAAATGACCGCCGCCGCGCGAGCTTGGCGCCTGCTAGGCGATCGCCTTTTACCCCTTACAATGTACCAGCCTACCAATCAAACGCGCCTATAAACGATTTTAGAGCGTTTTGTTTTTCTCGATTTTGGGATTTGCCGCCTGTAATGCAGTTTGTTAGCGTTTCCGAGAATCAATCCAATGGCGCCGCGATCAACCCATTTTCTGGATGTCAGCTCGGCCGAGCAACGGTTTGCTCAAACCGTGCAATCCTTTATCGGCTCTTACGATCCCAGAGTGCAGGGCACGGTCGCGCGAGTGGCCGCCTGTTGGGCCAAGGAATGGGTGAACCTGGCGAGCCCGACTCTCTTCCCGCCGACCGGCGTCGGCCTGTCTGAAATGGAACGCGAAGTTTATTGCGCACGGTGGCGCACTTACTACCAAGAGCATCGCGAACATATTTGCCAGCGACGACGGGAAAGACGCAGAGGCATCCAATGAACGCAAAAGAAGCAATAGCCAACGGGGATCTGAAATTGATTCAGTTATTTTTGGATGCGTGGGAATTAGATCACCCGATTCCATTTGTTCCGAATGAAACTGACGAACAACGATGGGCCAGGCGTTTCAAAATTAGAACAGATGAGCGATAAGGTTAAACTCGGCGATCTGCTTAAACTTTTCGAGGACGCTTTCAATGCTGGTTGGGAAGCGCACGCCGAAGGTAACGAATCGGTGCGCGACCAGGCCTTTCGACAATGGGTTGACGCGGCACTTGAAGAATTATGAGCGAACAAACGCAGCAACCCGACCCGATTGAATGAAGCAGAAAAAAGAAAATTCGCGACAAGATTTTCGCGCGTTAGGTTCTTCCGCCGATTTTTCGGGTGCGGGCGGAGACGACCCCAGAATAATTTTGTGTTTTAATTAGCAATGCCTAGTCCCGGCAACAAGCCAAAGCCAAAGCGCCGAATGGCTCGGCCGGATAAACGGCTCGAAGGGCAAACGATTCGTTGGAATTTGGAATTTGCGGCCCGCGAATTTAATACCAGCCGAGAAACGCTTTTAAAAAAGTTGATGGCGAGCGGTTGGGTGAAAAATGGGCCTGGCGCCGAAAGCCCGCTTTTAACTTCGCACATTACCCGGGCGCTTTTTCCGGATGAGGCAGCGCAACATTACGAGTATACCAAGGCGCGTGCGGAGGCCTTGAAAATGGAAAACGCGCGGAGTCGGGGCGAGCTCATTCCGATCACCGATATCAAACGGCATGACGAGACGGTCTTTGCGGCGATTAAAGAGGAAATTCTGTCTTTCGATTTAAGCGATAAAGAGAAAGAGATTCTCTTAAATCGCTTGGCCGGACTTAAAAAAAAATAGCGCGGCGCATGCGGCGCTTTCCATGGTTTACCCAAATCGCGGAAGCCTTTGATCTATTCGCCTGGCGGGCGATGACCATTAATGAATGGGCGCGAGCCCGGCGCGTTTTGCCGCGCGGTTTAACCGGTAAACCTGGCCCTTGGGAACCGTTCCCGTTCCAAGTGGAAATCATGGACGCGCCGCACGATCCCAACGTGTCGAGCCTGGTCTTAATGATGGCGAGCCAGGTTTTGGGCAAGACCGAGGTTTTAAACAATATTATCGGTTGGGCGATCGAGTGCCATCCGTGCGGAATTATCATGGTGCAACCGACTGGGGAAATGGCCAAAGCTTGGGCCAAAACCAAACTCAACCCGATGATTCGCAACACGAAAGAAATCCGTGATGTGCTTATTCAAGAAACCCCCAGAGGCAAGACCGGTCGCAGCTCGAAACATTTGGGCGAGGGCACCAACACGATAAGCTTAAAACAATTCCCGGGCGGGTTTTTGGTGACCGGGACCGCGGCGAGCCCGACCGGCCTGGCGATGTTCGCTTGCGAGATTGCGCTTTTTGATGAGGTCAACAAGTATGAGCCAAGCGCCGGCAACGAAGGCGACCCGATCAGTTTAACCGAAAGCCGAACCGAAACCTTTCCCAACGGCTTCAGCGTCAAGACCTCGACCCCGACCGAGCCCGATGCGCGGATCGAGCTCGAGCTTGCCGAAACAGATTGCCGCAAATGGTTCGTGCGCTGTCCGAAATGCCGCCACGAGTTTGTGATTATGTGGCCGCATATCGTTTGGGACAAAGGGCCCGGTGGCGAACATCTTACGGAAACCGCGCACCTTGAGTGCCCGAACTCGGCTTGTGAAGCCCGGCTCACGGATGAGGATCGCCAAGCGATGGTGCGCGCCGGCCGTTGGATTGCGACCAGGCCGCACATTAAACGGAAACGCGGCTATTGGGCGAATGCGTTTATCACGCTGCTAAAATGCAAGCGCGGCTATTTGAACCGGTTGCACCAATGGACCCAAGAATTCTTGGAGAAAAAAGCCAAGGGTTGGCAGGTTTACAAAACGATTATCACGCACGTTTGGGCCGAGTCGGCGATCGAGCCGGCCGAGAAAGCGACGGCGCCCGAGATTCTCTTTGCCCGGCGCGAAAAATTCTGGGAACTCGATTGCCCGAATGAAGATCGAGTTTTACCCCAAGGAGTTTGGCTTATTACGGTTGGTGCGGATAAACAGCCTGATCGGATCGAGGCCCAAGTAATTGGTTGGGGCCTCGGCGAAGAAAGTTGGAGTTTAGATTATCGCGTGTTTCCCGGCGATTTCGAGAATCGCGACTTTCGGGACCAGGTTAACGCCTGGTTGCTCGAGAGCTGGAAACACCCGGGCGGTTTAACGCTCCATTGTGCGTGCGCCTGCTTTGATTCGGGCGATCGGCCGCGGAGCGTTTACCGGTTCGTTAAAGAATGCGGCGCGCGGGCGGTCTACGCAGTCAAAGGTTACGGCTCGATGAGCATTCCTTGGATTAACGGAAGCAAGACAACCCCGCGGCTTTTAAATCTCAACGTCGACGTGGCCAAGGCGACGATCTATAGCCGGCTCAACATTTTCCAACCTGGCGCGGGTTATATGCATTTCCCGCTCGAGTACGATTTAAATTATTTCGAGCAACTCACCAGTGAACGGATTGTGACTAGGCGCCATTTAGGCCAACCGATCAAACGCTTTGAGTTGCCGGCCGGCAAACGCAACGAGGTGCTTGACACTTGGGTTTATGGTTTTGCGGCCATGGAACGGTTGCGACCGAATTGGCGCGCGCTAGCCAAGCTCTTTGAGAACGATGAGCCGCCGCCCGAATCGGGGCCGTCGACGCCGCTGCCGCCGAGCTCGCCGCCACCGTCAGCGCCGCCGGCGGTTACGGCGCGGCTGCAACGGCCACGTTCTATGTGGAACGTGCGAGGGCGGTTTTAATGCCGATAATTATGGCATAATTATGGCATAATTATGTAATACCCTTTAGGAACGTGCGAGGGCGGTTTTAAGCTCTTGGGTTTGCCGTTCAATTTCGCGCGCGATCCGAACCGCCTGACTGACCATCATGAAAACTTCTTCATTGCTCATCGATTGAGACAAATTTAAACCGCTCGTGCCGCCGAGTAGATGAGCCACAATTAGCGGGAGGTCATCGGTAGCCTTTCTGGCATGTTTTGAGGCCATGGGATATTCTAGCGACAAATGGCGATTCCCGAAAGCCTAGTTGCCGGCGATTCTTGGGCCTTAACTTGGGATACGCCGGTTTATCGCGAAGTGGATAGCTATTCGGCCGAATTGTTTTTTGCACTTGGGACGGTGCGAATACATGTCGAGGGCGAGCGCGGCGAGGCCGATGAACAATGGGTTTTCGTTTTCCCGCCGGCGGAAACCGAAAAGGCGGTGCCGCCTGGTCAATGGCTTTATTGGATCGTTTGCACTAAGGCCGCCGAGATAATTACCGCGGAATTTGGCAAGGTCGAAGTTTTGCCCAACCCGCACACTGACAAGCCGATCGAGCCGCGTTCGATCTTGCGTCAGACCCTTGACGAAGCGCTCAAGGCCAGGCGCGAGGTGATGAGCTCGCCGATTCACCAAAGCACTTTCCAAGGGCATTCCTACACGATGGCCGATCTGGATAAACTTGATCGCGCGATTCGGCGCTTGCAGGACGAACTTGCCGGCGAAGAGGGCGGCGGGCCAGGCCGAAGCAAAAAACTGGTTTTTACGCAATTTAGGAAAATATGACCGCGGCACCTACGCTTTACGATCCCTACAATCGGCCGATTAAGCCGACCAGGCGGCCGCGGCCGATTGTCATTGGCCCGCAACGGCACTATGAGCAAGCCGACCCGTCGCACCTTACGGCCGATTGGATTTTCACTAGTCAGACCGCCGACGAATCGATCAAGGCCGGCGGGGTACGATTGCGGAATAAGTGCCGATCGCTCGAGCGCGAGAATCCCTACATGCGGCGCTTTCTGACATTGCTCAAAGTTTATGTGTTTGGATATCGCGGGATCCGGATCGAGTGCAAATGTCGGCACGAACGCCGGCGCGATCGGCCGCACGAAGAACTTAACGACGCGATTCAGGATCAATGGGAGGAATTCGGTGAAATCGGCAATTACGATGTCACCGGCAAATTCAGTTGCCGGATGGGCGACATTTTTGCATTGCGCCGTTGTGTGGTGGATGGCGAAATCTTTATTCGCCTGGTGCGCGGGTTTCCCGATAACCCTTGGCATTTTGCGGTGCAATTTATCGAGGCCGATTGGATCGATATCGATTACCAGGAAAAACTCAACAACGGCAACGTGGTCCGAATGGGGATCGAATTTAACCAGTGGGACCGGCCGGTGGCCTATTGGATTACGGAAAAGGGCGCCGGCATTTCTTATCCAAGCGTGAACGGCGCAAGAGGCAAGCGGATCCGGATCGATGCGGCCGATATCATTCATTTAGGAATTTTCGAGCGATCGCCCCAAAGCCGATGCGTGCCATGGCCGGTGGCCGCGATTAATAACTTGCGCCAATTCGGCGAGTACGAGGCGGCCGAGGTCGTCACGGCTCGAGTTTGTTCTAGCAAGATGGGCATGATTGAGCGCTCGATGGATTCGGTGGCTTATACGGGGGCAACCGAAGATCCGAAAGGCAACCTGGTCAGCGAAGTTGCCGCCGGCGTGATCGAGCTCTTGGATCCCGGCCAAAAGTTTGTGCCCTTTGATCCGGGCCAACCGAAAAGCGAGTTTGCCACGTTCCGGAAAGCTTTCTTGCGCGGAATTAGTTGCGCCTTTGACGTTGGCTATAACGCTTTGGCTAGTGACCTCGAGGGGGTGAATTACTCGAGTTTGCGTCATGGTCAAAAGGACGATGTTGAGGTGTATCGCGAGATTCAACAATGGTTCATTTCGGTGGCCCGTTGGCGCATATTTTCGGCCTGGTTAGAGATGGCAACCTTGAGCGGGAAAATCGACGTTGATAGCTACGGTTTCGAAGATATTCCGATGGTCGAGAATGCCATCAAATGGAATCCGCGCGGCTTCCATTACGTTGACCCGCTCAAAGATGGGCAAAGCGATTTGTTGCTGATCAACAACAAGTTAGAAACGCGCACCGGAGTTTTGGCCCGGCGCGGCGAAGATATCGAGGACGTTTTTGAAACGCTCGAATATGAGGAAGATTTGGCTGAGGAACATGGCCTCGATTTGACGCCGGTAGGCACGCAAGGAAAATCAGGCGGCGCCGCGGGCGCGGCTGGCAATGGCGGCGCGGCCGAACCGCCACCGCCACGGAGCTTTGACAGAGATTCATATTTGCAAGGGATACGAGACGAAGGATATAGACGATTTCTTGAAGTAAACTCTAGGCTGCTTCAGCCTGATCCCACCGCGCGCCTTTCGAAAGATTCTCGGCCGCCAAAAGCGGCTGTAAATTCGTCCAATGGAAACAAAGTTTTTGTTGGTGCGGATCGGTCAAATCGAACGTAGCGCAAGGGCGGATATGGTCGATGTGCCAAACAAGCCCGTAATTCTCCCAAGACATGCCGGGTTGGAATTGAACCTCGAGCCAAGCGATTAGCCAGGGGATATCACAACCAATCAATTGAATAGTTGTATTTGATTTTGAAATTCCTTTCCGAATCGCACGATTAATCCGATTCGCTAAAGCGCAACGCAACCGAAAGAAATAATCCATCTTTCGTCGATGGAACACATAAAGCCGTTTATTGACTTTTCTGTCTCGTTTGCGATTTCGATCATTGATCAAATCTCGATTTGCTTTGCGGTAGGCACGCTCACGAATTAAGACTTTTTCCCGATTTTTAATTCGCGATCGGCGGGTGCGTTCTCTGGATTTTTTGCGGTTAAGCTTTTGCCATTGACTGTTACGAATTCGGTATTTTCGCCGTTGCTCTTCAGTATAAATGCGCGGCTTAGAATCTAACCGTCTTTTCGCTAATACGGCTTCACGATTTCTGTGATACCAAGCCAAAGCAGATTTACGATGATCAGCTTGTTGCTCTTTGGTTAAAATTTGCCCAGTCATTGTGAAATCTTTTGCATAGCACCGCCTATGCCAAAACCATGGTCAAAAGGACGATTTTGAAGGATTTATATCGTTGACGGATCCAGAGGGGCTGGCGGTACGGGCCGAACCGAACCCGCGGCGGGGTTAAAAATGGAAATGGACAAAAAGAACTTGTAATTTCCTCGGGATGGCTACACGCGCGACCCGAACCCACTTGCCCGATAAGCTTCCCGTTCAATATCGATCGCTTGAGATTCGTAGGGAATGGATCAACGAAAAAGCGCGCACCGTTGAATTCTCTTTTTCCTCCAACACACCAATTGAACGCTGGTTCGGCTTCGAAATTCTTTCGCACGATCCTGGCGCCATCGATACTGAACGAATCCTTAAAGGCGGGGCCCTTTTGGAAAATCACGATTGGGAATCTCAAATCGGGGTAATCGAGAAGGTTTGGATTGAAAAAAACGAACGCGCGTGGTGCCGATCACGCTTCAGTAAGAACCCGCATCCAGAGGAAGTTTGGCGCGATGTGCTCGACGAAGTGAAGCGAAATATTTCCGTCGGCTATATCATCGACGAATATGAGATGGTCGAGAACGAGGACGAAGCGGCCGACGAAAACGATTTGCCAACCATTTTAGTGACCCGTTGGGAACCGCACGAAATCTCAATCGTTTCGGTGCCGGCCGATTTTAGCGTAGGCATGGGCCGCGACCAGGCCGAGAACGGACAACTTTACGCCGTGCGCATGAAAGCCGGCACGCAACCAAGCAGAAAAAGACAGTCTAGAATTATGGCGACAAGAGCCCAAAATAATAATGAGCCGGCACCCGCAAACGGAAACGGTGATCCGCCGGCCGAACCAACGATTGAAGTGGTGCGCGAACAAACGCGCAAGGATGAATCAAAACGGGTGCGCGAAATGTTGGCAATGGGCGCACGCTTTAATTGCCAGGCCGAAGCGCAACAATATATCGACCAAGAGCGGAGCCTGGCCGATTTCCAGCATTTCATTTTGACCGAACGCTTGAACGCCCAACCGGTGGCGAACAATCAAGACCTCGGGCTTTCCCGGCGCGACATGCGGCAATACTCGATCGTGAAAGCGATTCGGGAACTGTCCGACATTAATGCCGGGCCGAGATTGACCGGGCTTGAGGCCGAGTCATCGGCGGCCATGGCCAAAGTTTTGAAACGCGAACCGCAAGGCTTTTTTTTGCCGCCTGAGATTATTCGCGGCCCGAGTCCGTTACAAACCCGCGAGGTGACGTCAACAATTCCACCGAGCCCGCCTGGGGCTGGTGGCGGCAATCTTGTGCCAAGCGAATTGCTTTTACCAATGATCGATCTGTTGCGCGTTCGAATGCAAGTTATGCAAGCCGGCGCAACCATGTTGCCTGGTCTATCTGGAAATATCGCTTATCCCAAACAGACCGGGGGGGCTACTTCGTATTGGTTAAGTGAAATCGCTTCTGTGACGCCTAGTGAACAAGCGTTTGGTCAAGTGCCATTAACGCCTAAGCGTTTGAGCTCAATGACCGAATATTCGCGGCAATTAGTGATTCAATCTTCACCAGATATTGAAGCGATTATCCGCTCAGATTTAATGATCACTCAAGCGACGATGCTTGATCGAACCGCGCTTTTTGGAACTGGTGTTCCGCCTGAACCCCGCGGAATCATTAATCAAGTTGGGATTAATCGTTGGGATTTTGGGACTGATCCGCTCTTTGAAGGCTACGTGGCCGCGGTAGTGTCCATTGATGATTCAAGAGTGAGTCTTTTAACGCCGGCCTGGATCGCAAACCCGGTATGTTGGGGTGCCGGTATTAGCACACCAAAATTCCCAAATACCGGAATCACGGTGATTGAGAGCGGCGGCGCCGGCCTGGGAACTTGTCTTGGTTATCGTTATTTGACCACGCACCAAATCCCGAACACCGGCGCAAACGAAGGCCTCGTTTTCTTTGGTAATTGGCAAGATTTATTGATCGGCCAATGGGACGGGACGGATATAATTGTTGATCCCTACACCCGTGCGCATCAAGCCGTAATTCGGATCGTAGTTTTGCAATTCTACGATATCAACGTGCGTTATCCGGAGGCCTTTGCGGTTTCGCGCGATCCGGCCTACCCGCCTGATGTGCCATTCAAACGCTCAGTCAAAAATGGATCCGAAAAAGCCGGCAACGCCAACCAAGGCGCGCCAAAAGCGAAATAAACCAGTCAGAGAACCGCCCAAAGCAAATCGTGAAGAAGATTTAAAAGCGCGGATCCGGAAGCGTGAGGAACCACAATTCGATTGAGAACGGTTTTAGATAATTTCAAAGAGGCCTTTGACCGGTTCGCACCGTTGGCCGGCCGCTCGATGGAAATTTGGGTCAAAGGCGGCAAGGATTTTCTAAAACCGATCAAGCTCGAGGGGTTTTGGTTCGAAGATGTGACCGCAGCCAAACAAATGATTGGAAGCGATATCGTTTTTAGTTGCGAGGCGGTGATGGTTCTTCGTACCCAAGATTTGCCGCGGCGACCGTTGCCTGGCGAATTGCTTTTCTATCCGAAAAACCAGGCCTGGCAAATTGTCGAATCGATCGAGCTCGAGGGTCGTTACCAGATTGGCCTTAACCGTCACGGAGCCCCAAGCCAATGACAACATCGGATGATTTAGGCCGAATCGCGTATAATGCCTATTGCGAGAGCGTTGGCTGGAAATCTTTCACCGGCGATCCGTTGCCGCAATGGGATGAGGTTCGACTCGACCTAAAACTTGGCTGGGTGGGGGCAAGTGTAGCGGTTGCCGAACATCTTAGAATTCACGGGCACGACTTTCTATGATCCAAGTCGTTATCGATACCAAAGCCCTAAAGCGCCACGCCCGCCGCCTGGACAAGATCAAGGGCGGGGCGCCTAAAGCGATCACGAGCGCTTTGGCCCGCACGATGCGAAGCGGCCGCACCGAAGTGACCCGGCAAACGCGGAATATTTATTTGATCAAAGCGCGCGATGTTCAGGGGAGCTTGACGACTCGCCTAGCGGGGATGAGGGGCGAGATTCGTTCGAAACATTCCGGCATGTTGCCGTTAATCGATTTCCAAGTGCGACCGAAAAAGCTCTATTCCGGCCGGCTCTTGCACGCGAGCGTTAAGAAAGGCGGCGGCGGCACCCTCGGCCGCGCGTTCATTGGGGCCATGGGCGGGCACGTCGGCGTCTTTGCTCGGAGCACCAACAAACGTTTGCCGGTGCGCGAGTTAAAAGCCATTTCGGCGCCGATCATGATTAGCCAGGAACCGGTGGCCGAGCCGGCCATGGAGAAAATGAACGAAGTTTTCGAGAAACGAATCGATCACGAAATTAATCGGCTATTGGCCAAATGAATGGCACGTCCAGAGAATTCGATAGCACCGTTTTGCGCCGGGCCCGCAAACGTTCTGAGCCGATCGCGCCGACCGATTATGGCGAAATTGAATTGGCGGTAATTCGGTTCGTCGGTCGGCTCTTTGAACATGCCAGGTTAGATAACGAGGCGATCGACAAGTTGCCGCCCGAACCCGAGGATTTGGACGGTTTTGGCCGTGAACGGATCCGCACACTTTCGGGCAAGTTGGCGCCGCGGATTTACGCCGGCGCAATTCCCTTGAGCATCACCGGGGAAATCGATCCGGACGCTTTGCCCGATTATCCGTCTATTGTGGTCGCGGCCTCGAGTGCCGATTATACTTTCGACCTCGGCACACTGGTTGTGCAAATCCTGGCCGGAGTTTGGGATCGATCGCCCGAACGCGCCGGCCGGCTCGATGTGCTCAACATCATGAGCGCTTTGCGTACCGCTTTTTTCCAATTTCCCGACATTGGTGGCGGCCCGGTTTTGGCCCGTAAAGATCAAGGTGGGCCGCTTTCCTGGCGCATGGTGCCGGCGGCTTACCCGTATTTTTTCGGGCTCATGACCGTGATTTTCCAAGATGCTACACCCGAACCTTTGACCACCCGAAACCCGTTCTATGACGTACCGAACCCCTGAAAGTTTATGAGCGACGAACTACGTTTCATGTATCTGGGCCCAAATTTCCCAAAAGGAATGTTGAGAAGGGGCACCGTTTACAAAGGCGGCTTGCCGCCGGTGGTTGACGAGCTGCGGGCCCAAGTGCCCGCGCTGGTTGATCTGTTTATTCCGGTTGGCTCTAAAGCGCCGCGGGTTGCCGCCGCCAGAGTGGAACTTAAAACCCCGGGCTCGCGCCTTGCCGCTCTGAACGGCGCCGTGCAGGCCTGGTTGCGCGCTGACGCCAGGCGTCGGCACGGAATAACCGGCGACGAAGGGAGCGCCGAATAATATGGCAATCACTACCATGGGTTGGCACGGCGTAAGTTTCCGAGAACTTCCAACCAGTGTTTTAACGCCACTAATCGCCCGCAGCGGCCTGAACGTGCCGATCGGCACCGCGCCGGTGCATTTGCTGGACGATTACGAACGCTTCGTCAATCGGCCGATTCTGTGCACGACGTTTAACGATTGTGTCGAGTATCTAGGTTATTCGGATGATTGGGAAAGCTACACGCTGTGCGAACACATGGATTCTGCGTTTAGGAAATTCGGGATTTCGCCCGTCGCTTACTTGAACGTTTTGGATCCCGGCCGGCACCAAACCGCCTTGCCGCCAACGCAATTCCCAATCGGCGCCGCCGGCGTGGTCAATACCGGCAATAACCGAATTGTGGTGCGTGATTTGATCGTGCGCCAACCGATGGTTGACCCGGATGACCCTGACGAGGTGCAAATCGTTTATGAGCGCGATGTCGATTATGTGCTCAGTTTTGCCCGCGACCTTTCCATTGTAATCACCCGGATTTCAACCGGCACAATCCCGGCGCCGCCGGCAACTCAAATTGAAATTACCGGTTTTGTGGTCGACCCGACAGCGGTGACCGCCGATGATATTCTTGGCGGAATCGATATCAATACGGGTGCCGAGGAAGGAATAGAGGCGGTCGAGCTAGTATTCCCGCAAACCGGCTTGATTCCCGGGATCTTGTTAGCACCGGGCTTTTCGAGTGATCCAGAGGTTGCCGCGGTCTTGGCGACCAAAGCCGAGGATATTAACGGGTGTTTCAAGTGCCGGTGCGCGATCGATGTGGCCGACACGGTGACCAGGGTAATTGACGTGATCCCGTGGAAAAATAACAACAACCTGGTTGATCCGCGGCAAGATGTTTGCTTTCTCGAGCTCGGACTCGGGGAACGACGCTATCATTTTTCGAGCCAGTGGGGCCCATTGCAAATGTGGACCGATGCGACCAAGGGTCGGGACGTTCCCTATTGGAGCCCGAGCAATAAACCGCTCAAAACCAATGGCACATTTTTACCCGATGGTACCGAGCTTAAACTCTCCATTTTTCAGGCCAATACATTGAACCGCGGCGGGGTGGTCACGGCGCTGAATTGGGGCATTTACGGTTGGAAAAGTTGGGGCAACCGCACAGCGGCCGGCGGCGGGCAATCCAGCGATTATAAAGACGTTTGGATTCCGCAAAAGCGGATGAACGATTTTATTGGCAACACCTTTGTGTTGACGTTGCAAGATCGCGTTGACTGGCCTGGCAACCGCCGGCTGATCGATCTGGTAGTTAATTCGTTCAACAACTGGTTGGCCGGCCTGGCGGCCTCTGGCGCGCTTCTGGGTGGTCGCGTGGAGTTTCGGCACGAAGATAATCCGCGTGAGGATTTGTTAGATGGCCATTACAAATTTCACGTCTTTTCGATGACCCCAAGCCCGGCCGAATGGATTGAGGGGTTGCTCGAGGTCGACGTGGGATACCTGGATACGCTTTTTGAAGAGGCCGCTTAACGAAAGGAATTTATGCCATACTGGCCGCAACGAGTTAGCAATTATTCAGTTTTCTTGGAAGAGTACGATTTGCTCGGCCTGGCCGATTGCACCTTGCCAAACGTGACCCCGCTTTCCGAGGAAATCAAAGGGGCCGGCGTCATGGGCACAATCCTTGCACCGACGCATTGCCATTTTGGGCCCATGAGTATCGTCCTCAATTGGCACGTGCCGGACGAAAACACGATGCGCCTGGCCGTACAAGATTCGGTTAATCTTGATATCTGGTGCTGTCACCAGGGGCGCGATAGTGGCACGAACAAAGCCGATTACAAAGGTTGGCGCTTTTTTATTGGCGGGATCCCGACAGGAATCAATTTCGGCACGATGGAAGTGGGCGCCGCCGGGGCAGCCTCAACCGAGCTCGAGGTGGTAAGTTTCCGGGGTTTGTACGAGGACCGAGAAGAGTTTCACATCGATAAAGACAATTTCATTTGCAAGATCAAAGGTGTGGATTTTGCCGCTAAAATTCGGCAAAAGATGGGCCGCGCCTAACCTATGGAACCTCAAAAAGTTATCGACATAGAAACAGGCGAACCCGAGGCGCCGGCACCCGACATTTTGCGCGAACCGATTACGGTGCACTTGCGTTTCCCGGTGACCGTTGACGGGGTGACACATACCCAATTCACGCTCGATTTTGCGTCAATTACCCGGCCCGAACATAACAACATCAAGCGAGCTTGGAAGAAGATGCACGCTAATGAGTGGGCGACATCGGCAATTGACGAGGAAGATTTTCAAGAGCTTTATCTGGCCAAGGCCGGCAAGATTCCGGTGGCGGTTTTGCGCGCATTACAACCGGCTGATCAAATCGGCCTTTATGGGAAGGCCTTCCGGTGGTTGGCGGAATCGTTGGACATGAAGTCGACCCGGAACGGGTGATGCGGCAGGTTGTGATTGGGCTTTGCTTGGCATTGCCCGGCACAACCCCGGCTTCATGGGACACGATGCCGATAATTGAGCTCTTAGATTGGGCCGAGGATATCAAAGCTTTCCGCGAACAACATGGCGGCCAAGAAGGAATATGAGGCGATTCTCGCATTAGGCGGCAAACTCCAAGGGAGTTTCGGCGCCGCGTTCGGTGCGGCCAAAAAACAAATGCAAAGTTTGGGCAAAGCGGCCCAAGCAGTTGGCAAAGTTTTCGGGACCGTCTTTCGCGGCTTTCAATTGGCCCTTGGTGGCATGGCCGCCTTTGCGCTTGGCAAAGTTTTTTCGAACATTTTCGGCGGCGCTGAGAAAGCGGCCAAAGATGCGCTCAAACGCACGCAACTGCTAACTGCCGCGCTTACCGCTAACCCGAAACTCCAAAAGCTTGGGACCGATGCCATTCAAGGCCAAGTTTTAGCTTTGCAGAAAGTTTCGGCCGAGCTCGGCAAACAAGGGGTAGTGCATTCGGATCATTTCGAAGTAGCAAGTCGCACCCTGGCGCTGTTCGGAATGGGCCCGCAAACGATCGCCAAAATGTTGCCGGTTTTGGGCGATACCCTGGTTGCAACCAAAGGCGTCAACGCGAGCGTCGAGGACATGGAAAAACTCACCGAGGCCGTGACCAAGG